AAAAAACTAAAGTTAGGAGGCCCGTTTTGTTTGTTTCCCTGCATAACCACAGTGAATATTCAGCACAAGACGCCGTTCCGAAGATAAAAGAGTATGTTGAGGCAGCCGAAAGGCTAGGCATTGACGCATTGACTATCAACGATCACGGAACGATGGCTGGTATGTACGACCTTTTGGGTCTTCAACCGCAAACAAAAGTCAAACTTATTCCCGGAGTTGAGGCTTATGCTTACATTGGAGAGGCCAGTAGGAAGTCGATCGGTCATGTCACTTTGACGGCGCCTAACCAGAGAGCCTACGAACAACTTATCGAATTACATGCAGAAGCATCGAAGACTGTGTTTAACGGTTCTCCCGCTTTAGATATGCACCTTTTGCTCGAAGACAGGTTTAGAGAGATTATTGTTTCCACAGCCTGTATGAAGTCTATCTTCCTGATCGACGAGAGTTTGTTCCCGGCGTTTGCTGCCCGGGGCAATTTCTTCGTCGAGATCATGAACCACTACATTCCCGGAGAAGCGGAGGCCATGAACACCCTTCTTACCATGGCGACGAAACACAAAGTTCCGGTCGTGGCTACCAACGATGCTCATTACCTTCGTCCTGAAGACAGTTTGTTGCACAACAAGATAAAATCTATCGCTTACTCGAAACAGATCGAAATGGACACCAACGAACTCTGGTTAAAAGACAGGACTTCTTTACTCAAGGCTGTTCTGGACGAGAAATGGGTCAAGAACACTGCCTTGCTTCTGGACAATTACGAACCTTTAGCCCTGCCGTCTATTCCCCCGCAGCTCCCGGTGATCCCAGGTTCAAAAGAAATCATAGATCGGGAGATCGGAATCTTTCTGGACCGGATCAACAATCCAGAAGACCAGAAGAAATACAAGACTCGCATCAAGTATGAACGGGAACAAATTTACAAATATGGGTTCGATTCATACTTCGCCTTTTTGCATGAGCTCATCAGGGAGATGCGGACCAAGGGGATCAAGCCGGGGCATGGAAGGGGCAGCGCCGCCGGGTCTTTGCTTTCGTATGTTCTAGGCATAACGGGGATAGATCCTTTGAAATTTAATCTCCAGTTTGAAAGATTCTTGAATCCAGGAAGGATAAAGATCAAAGCCGACGGTTCAATTGCGGCAAAAGACTTTCCTGACATCGACCTGGACATTCCCGACGACAGAAGGGTGGAAGTTTTTGAGATGTTCAAACAGAAGTTCGGGGAAGCCAACGTCTCAAGAGTGGGGACCGTTATCAAATATCAGCCTAAGCTGGCGCTTAGAGACTCTTTGAGATATTTCGGCATCAGTCCCGCAGAGATCAACGACCTCCTGAAGGAATGTGACCCCTTTGCCACGTCTTTTGACGAACTCATGACCCCGAAGATAAAGAGCCTTCTTAACAAATTCGACAAGGGAGAGTTGGCGCGTTCTCTCGAAGGAAAGGTGCGGACTATAGGTATCCACGCCTGTGGTGTTATAGTGTCTGAATTTACCCGGCTGTTACCAAAAAGATGGGACGCAGAATCAAAAGTTTGGGCGACTGAGTTCGATCTCGACGCCGTTCAAAACTTAAATTTCGTAAAGTTCGATATATTGGGACTTAAAGAGCTTTCAAGACGAGAGGAGATGCTTAATAATATTTTTACAATAACAGGCAAAAACCTCACTTTAAGGCTCAATGACAAGAGAATTTACGATTTGATTTCTAAAGGGGATGTTACAGGTGCATTTCAATTAAGTAGTTACGGAATGAGGAACACGCTTAAGGCGATTAGTGTTTCTAACTTCTATGAGCTGTCCGATGCGGTAGCATTATTCCGACCCGGCACAAAAGAGTTTATAGAGCAATACGCAGAAGCCAAAAAGACTAGAAAAATCAAACTTCTGGGTGTTAAAGAGGTAGACAGTATCATTAAGTCAACCAAAGGAGTTTTGATTTACCAGGAGCAAGTCCTTGAAATATTTGCCAACTTCGGATTTACCTTATCAGAAGCCGACAACATCCGTAGAGCCATTGGCAAGAAAGATGCGGTGTTAATGGAGTCATTCAAAGAGAAGTTCCGCGAGAAGGTCCTGGCAAAAGGTTACGAGGTAGGGGTCGCGGATAAGGTTTGGGGATGGGTCGAAGCGTTCGCAGGGTATGGATTCAATAAGTCGCACAGTGTATGCTATGCACTACACAGCTTAAAAGACATGGTGATAAAGAAGTCTTATCCCAATATCTATTATGCGTCTTTATTGAATTACGCTACTGATGCAGAAGAACAACGCAGTTTTCTTTATGAATGGGGGAATTTAGGGCAGATTGTTACCCCTCGATTCGATCTTTTTTCAGATAGGTTTAAGCCGCTCCCGCCCGATGAGATACTTTTTGGCTTGAAGGGTGTAAAAGGATTCTCTGAGAAGAAGGTCGAGAAAGTTATAGAGCTGGCAAAATCGATCCCGTATTTAGAGAGAAAGAGGATTAGCGAACTCAAAGATCCTTATGAGAAGGTTTCGTCTTTGATGATTGCCGGATATGGCTCGCTTCCTAAAAGTATAAAAAACATTCTTGCTACGATAGGTTTCTTCGGGCCTCCTGAACTTATCCTGGATAAAGACTTAAAAGACTTGATGCGGGAGCAAACAGAACTCCTGGGATTTCCCGTCTCTCCCTGGAATCGTGATAGTTATGCCATGTACCGGGCCGCCAAAGACGAGTTCGAATACCAATACGACTTCTACCCTGTATATGTGCTTAAGGAGACGAAGGGTACTTTTGGATATATATTATTGCTCAAATTCCCTTTTGGAGGGGAGATGAAATACATGAAAGTCGACAAAGGCGTCAATTATATTCCCGGGACGTTGATCCTATGGCAGCCGAAGAAAGCACCTCATAAAGTTATGCCAAGGATCTCTATTGGTCACTCATACAATAATAATGAATGGATAAAGACTAACGAAAAAGGAGTAGAAGCATGGATGAAGTGAAGAAAAAGTTATCAATGGAAGTCAGTGTTACTAAAAAGGTTGACGAAGACTGGTTGAAGGTAACAACCATAATTGGTGGCGAGTCGATAGAAGAGTTTGACGCAAACATACTGGCAATGCAGGAAAGGCTTGAGAAGATTAGAGACTTCGCGTTAGGAACTTATCAGCGTTTTCCCAATACTGCCAAAGGGCTTAAGTTATACGAACCCATACCACAAACATCACAGGGAGAAACTGAAGATATTTCCCTATTACTCGAAGAGGTTTTTGAATTAAGGAAAAGCGCCGACTCAAAGTTCCTTGACTCAGAGGGCATAAAAAAGGTAAAATTGTTCGAGAAAAAGATCGCTGTTAAGAGGATAAGCGGAGCGGAATTACAGGAATACATAAATATACTAAAGGCAATACAGAAGGAAATTCCCCTGGAGTAATAATGGTTAATTCTTATCGCAAGGGATACCGCGGCGAGAACCAACTTGTTCACATCTTCAAGGAGAGCGGGATAGAAGCGAAGAGAGTACCGATGAGCGGGGGGACACAATTTGCCAAAGGAGACATCCACATATCTCATAACGGCAAGGTTTTGAAGGTTGAAGTAAAAATCAGGAAAGACGCTTTTAAACTTTTGTATGCCTTAATTGATGTTAACAAGCATAACACGATATTAGTACGGCAAGATAACGAACTAACCCTTATCCTTATGAGATTGACTGATTTTATTGAGTTCTTATGTGGGGGAATTACTCTTCAAGAGCTTCAAGAGATAGAACCAATAAATTTCAAGAGAGGCTTGAAGAAAGTCTACGAATATCTTGAGGGCAACGATATATTGATCGTCAAGGCAAATAGACGGGAGTATCTTGTTTTGACTCCCTGCAATCATTGGGTAAATCTACTATAGGAGGCTTTGTATGAAGGTGTTTTTTCCGTCTAGCAATTGTGTTGTTATTGCAAGGGCCGACAATGAAGAGGGAATTAGAAGCTTCTGTGCGAACGAAGAAGTTTTTAGTGTCTTGCCGGAGGACGAGTATTATATCTTTGTCCTGGGGAACGTTTCGGTTCTTGAGAGTGGGTTTATGCCAGTAAGTGAAGCAAAAGTCGTTAACGTAATTGAAGAGGGGGGCAAGCAATTCGTTATTCCGATAGCCTCGAAGGTGCTTGACCTTCGCCGCTGGGCAATCAGAGAGCGAACGCTCGCCCAAGACTATATGGATGTTCCGTCCAGCAATTGATGTTTGCTACCGACTGACCGATCAGATACTTTATAGAGTCTTCAGTCATCGAGTCAGTCAGTTCTAGTGTCCTCAAACCCCATTCCGTTATCTGCCTGCCTCTGGGGGTCGACACGATGAATCCTTGTCTTAAGAGATAGGGTTCAACATCGATCTCCAGAGTGCTTCTTTTTTCATTCACTATCCCGGAGATCCTGCTGACTCCCATCGGTTTGCCGTGGGCTATAGCTTTCAGGTATGCCCGGCTTCTTCTATCGATTCCTAAGACGTTTGTACTCATCATCAGAATCGATTGGATCTTTTTTTCGAGCGTAGCTTGTTCGAGGGCAAGCGTTCTTAATATCTTTGCCGCCGCTAAGATCTTCCTGGGAACTAATTGACCTATATGGACGGCGAACCAGGCTAACTCATTGTCCGACGTCTCCTTCAAAGCTATATTTACCAACTCGATTAGGGAGTAAGACTCTAATTCGAGAGTAACCGTAAACCTATTTCTTAACGGCTCTTTTAATAGATCAAGATCGGTTGTGGCGCCGATAAACAGGTTCCTTCCGGTATCCAGGTGCTTATATAGCTTCTCTTGACTGTCGAGGGGGATTAAGTGAATTTCATCTATAAATATTACACCTTCTACCCCATTTTGCAAAGCAATAACCAGACTGTCGATATCGCTTCCAAGACATTCGATGGTTTCCATTTCCAATTGACGTGCAAAATAATACGCTAGGTTTGTCTTTCCGTGCCCAGAAGGACCTAGGAGCATCAAATGGAGTCTATTTTCAATTGCTCCGGCGGACAGTCTGTCCAGGAGTAGTCGGTTGTTTTGCTGACCGATAACGGTGATGGTTGACATATCGACGGACATTATTATTCACCAAACACATGGGCGACCGCCTTTATCCTATCCGACATGTCGGCGTGGACATATCGCTCCGTCACCTTCACATCTTGATGTCCCAAAAGGTCTTTGATGGTGAAGACGCTTATGTTTGCCTTCACCATTTGGGTGGCGTATGTATGACGTATCATATGCGGGTGAATATGGACCCCCATCTTCTTCCCGGCGCGGAGGAGCGCTATCCTATATGCGTCGTAGTTGGTCGAAAAGATATTTCCTTCCCGACCAAAGGCAACCTCTTTGAGTTCTACCCATATTTCCTTTGGAACCGGGACCATTCGGTCCATTCTCGTCTTCGTGTTCCTGATATTGATGTAATACCCATTTTCGTCTTTCATCAAGTCTCGCCCGCGCAACTTCAGGGCTTCCCCTATCCTTGCTCCACTAAAGAATAGTAATTTAGTCAGCAACTGATGTTGTCCCGATAGAAGGTTCAATAGAGTCTCTATCTGTTTTCGAGAAAGAGCCTCAATTGCCCGGCTATCTTCCTTCAATCTCTTGAAAGCGACGGCTTTCCCCTGGAATTTCCCTATTTCTACCACGGTCGAGGCTTCTCTATTCAAGGTCGAGGCCGATATAATCCCTTTTTTGTACCTTTCCCACAGCCCGGAAAGCAACACATCCGCGTCTAAGGAATCGACATTTTCAATCACGGGGAGAAGACCGTTCATCCTTCGTAATACTGTAGAGTATGACCAACCCTTAGCTCGTTGGACTTTTTCCATAACTTCCCTTAACGCTGCAAGTTTATCCATTACATCCAACCTCCTCTAAAAAACATTTCAATTTTGTTTATGGCTAAAAGTAGACTATCTACATCTATTATAACCCCTAGTGGGTCTGACAGATAAGGATAGCCGCTAATGTCGTAGATATACCAGACATTTCCAACTTGCCCAACGGTGTAATTTGGCCTATGCTTTTTTAAGTTGTATTCAAGTACATGTTGCACTTCAGACATTGAAAAGTAAATATAAACCACTCCCATCAATGTTAGGCTTTAAGTGATGATAATACAGAAAGGAGGCGAAACAGATGATTGTTTTAGAGAATGTCAGCGTACTAGCCAAGCGATATCACATACCCGAAGAAGAGATAAAGAGGATTTTTGATCTAAATAAGGTCCTGATCCATAGGATAGGCCGATCAATAGATAATCTCATGGTCAAGATCCCTGATGCCGAAGACGCTCTCGTTAAGCACGCCGCCATGATTTGCGGCCCTGAATACTATATTAGAAGCGTTGGCTATGAGCATATCGATCTTGAGGAATATAAGCAATCGCTCCGATTGCTCGACGGGATATCTAAGACCGTTATTAAACACTCTCTTCTCTCTTCGATAGGGAAGGTGCTTGGGGACTATGAGTGCGAATTATGGCTCACCTCCGGCGGGCCCCTCTTCTACTTCTACAGGAACGAAGAAGGTTTTGTCGTGTCTGACTTGTTTGCTTTAATCTCCCGGCTCCCCGACGACATCAAGGAGTATATCAAAAACATCCTGGAAAAAGAGGTCGGGCAGCTCTTTACTCTTATGCGACGTCCGATAGTCGTTCTGAATGATGACAGTATCATAGTCAGGTATTTTAGGGAAACGACTATTCGGGAGCGCTGGTTTGTCAAAGACCTTGTGTACAATATAATATACGACCATCTAAACACAGGGATTAAATCAGAGTTCAAAAACGACACTACGATTGAGGAATAGACTCCATTAGCTTTGTGTATAACTCTTTTAATGTCAAGGGGTCTGTAGTTATCGAACGGGTTAGGTATAACATTTCTTCGACTGTAAAGTCTCCTTGTCTGACCCGGATTAGAAACGAGTTTTTCCATTGAGAAAACCTGGTGGCTATCCCCAGTTCTTTTTTTATCATAGTAGACACTACGTGTCCATTCTTAGGGAATAGGCTGTCTAGGTTTTCTTCTCTTTGGAAGGTCATATACCAGCGCATTGCCTCCGGTAATAGGATCTTTTGATCTCCCACGATCAAGGAATTTTCTTCTTTGTTGTAGTGTTCCCATCGTAGTTCTTGGAGATCGCACTTATCCAAGCCGATATTGAAGGCAAGAGCGACGGATGGGATCATATACTCTCTTCCGCTCTCTTCTAGTAACTCTATGGCCTTGTGAAACGTTTCCGGCGGCAATCCATTCTTTGCCGAAACGACCGTATCCTCCGCCAGATCGCTTATCCTTGACTTAACCACAGTCCAGGTCAAGTCTTTAATCAACCCTCTCTCTTTTGCATAGTCTAAGAGGTATAAGACTTTCTGGACCTCTTCAGTTGAGACTTTATTATGGTACAACTTTGGCATTGAGACTCCTCCTTTCGATCAAACATAACATATTAGACTTTTTTGTCAAGTCTCTAATAGGAGCCCCGACAATCGTCGGAGCTCTTATAGATGTTTAGTAGATCTTTCCAAATTGCTCATATAGCCACATCAAAACGGCTATACGGTCATAATCTTCCCAATCATAGACTCTCTCTTTTATTTCCTCATGTTCCTTTAACCACTTTTTAGGGATCATTTCGCGGGCTTCGCCCCAGAGATCTTCTTTATCCAAGACGGTCATGATGGGCGCTTCAAGATCAGTCTCAGGTCCCCAATTCTCTCTTTCTTTCTTAATCTTCTCAATTAACTGACTTTTAGTTAAAGCCATCCTTAACCTCCCACTTTAGACTTCTCACCCATAACGCTTATTACATGGTTTTTCTTATTGATTATAGCCGTGATCTTTTCTTTTCCGCCGCGAACGGTAATCATTTTCTGTTTACGGTTCAAGTTTATAGCATTTGTCAGGATACAGGGCTTACCCTCGAAGTAAACCCCGTCCCCGATCTTTGCCGTCCAGTAATTTACAGTGAAGTCACTCATCCAACCTCCTCCTTTCAGATCAACCTTATAGGCATTATTATCTGCCTGAACCCCGGTACGTCGCTACTTTCAAGCATCATCGGATTACCCGCTTCTACGAACTTCATTGTGACCGATTCGGCCTTTTCGCCCTTTAGAAGGTTAAGGGCCTCAATTACGAACTTTGAATTGAAGCCTATTGTAATGTCTTTTCCTTCCTTTACCCCATCCATGGTCTCTATCATTTCGCCATAGTCGGGGGTGCGCGCAATCAATTTCACTTCTCCATTTATAGCGAATTTGACCATATCTGAACCAAGCTTCGCTATGGTTTGCATCCTCTTCATTGAATCCAGGAGATCGGTAGCGCTCTCAAGTTCGACGGTGGTATAGACTGTATGGGGGATAACCTTTTTATACTCTGGATAATCCGCATCGACAGCTTTTGTCAGAAGCGCCGTCTCCCCACTTTTGAATATTACGCGCTCTCCGTTGCTTTCAATAACCATTTCACTTTCCAAGAGATCGTTTTTATACAGCTTCAACAATGCGTTAATCGATCTGAGGTTAATCACCACCGATCTCTCCGGTCTATTGCCGGTGTATGCGACAGGCATTATATTCATCCTGAACCCGTCGGCACCTACGATCTCGACCATGCCCTCTTCAGTCGCTTCCTGAAAGGCGAAGTATACTGAGTTTAGATTTCTCATAAACTCGTCTCTCGCCGCCATGGGTGACACCTTTTCGATGGCGGACATGAGTTCTTTAGTGTTCATAACGATGTCTGTCGAGTCTTCCATTTCGGACACGTCGAACTCCGGGAACTCCTCTGGGTCCATGTCGGGCATATTAAACAACTTCGTCCTATCCATCTGGAAGGTGCACGTTTCTTCTTTTCTTTCCAGGAGGAATTTATCAACCTTTAAACTCTTGTAAGACTCCATTATATTCGTCGTCTGTTTGTGATTGACCACGATCTCTCCCGGGGAATGTACGAAGGCCGGAATCTTTGTGACTATTGCCGTTTCAAGATTATTTGCCTTGATGGTGAGGCTGTCTCTTTGCCCGATTAACATAACCCCTTCAAAGATAGGCTTCGTCCCCATTTTACAGACTGCCCCTTCAACTCCCTTCAATGCCTTTACGAACTCTTTGTAACTGACATGACTTGCCAACATTACCATCACGCTCCTTAATTGTCAAATAATTGTTTTCTTAAAAAGGCAGGCAGGGAACAACCAGGGGGTAAGGGCTCCCCGCCCAAAAACCATCACTTCTCGTGGGGGATTATTATTTTCCTTCTCTCTCTTTTCTCTCCATTGGTGGTTTTCGACACTACCCTTTCTTTTATACCCAACAGGTCCAGGATCTCTTCGTCGATAGTGTCTTGCCCCACCAGGAACCAGGCGGTAACGGCGTTTTTCTGACCGATTCTATGGGTCCTGTCTATTGCTTGCTCAAGATCGGCCGGTGTCCATGGATATTCAAGGAATAGGACGTTTGACGACGCTGTAAGGGTTAAGCCTACTCCTCCTGCCTTGATGTTGAGAACAATTATCTTTGTATCTGGATTATTCTGAAAGTCCTCAACGATCTTCTGTCTCTCTATCGCTGGCGTATCGCCCATTATCTTGCGGCATTTGAACTCTTGGGCGATCTCGTTAACCACCGCCTTATGTGTCGCAAAGACCACAAGCTTTTCGCCAGACTCGATGAAGTCAGAGATCCATTCCTTGGCTTGCTTCATCTTGCCTTTTGCTGTTAGTTGCTTAAGGGCTTCGATTCTAACCAGATATTCGGCTCTCTCCGCCCTTTTTTCGGCGTCCATTTGCCATTCTCCCATTCTCCTTTCTCTTTCTTCCCATGGAAGATGAGCAATGCTTTCTAAGAACGCTTTATCTTTCAAGGCGTTGTTGCCGACCCATTCGATCAAGTCTTTTTCTGCCTGGTCGTATTCTTTGCGGTTATCGATCTCGATCGGCATGGTGACTTTTCGCTTGTCTGGGAGTTCTTTCATTACTTCTTTCTTCTCACGTCTGATTAAACAACTCCCGCGGAGTCTTTCGTTGAGTTCTTTAAGGTTTTGTGCGCCGCTTACATCGAGACCAAATCTTGTATATTCGGCCCCGCAATATCTTTGTACAAACTGCCAGAATCCTCCGAACTCTTTAAGCCGTCCCATTATGTTTAGTTGACTGACAAGCTCAACCGGTCTATTGACGATCGGGGTCCCGGTTAAGAGAAGCCGATATCTAATCTCCTCGACCAGGTTAAGCGCGGCGACGGTCCGCTGTGCCTTCTTATTCTTGAGATAGTGACTTTCATCAAAAACCACTATCTTAAATCCTATTGCTTTGAGGTCAGGTAATCTCTTCTTCAACATGTCGTAGTTGATAACGACTACCTCCGCCGGATCTCCCTTCCCGTTCCAGACAGAGATAGACTTATCGGGAGCCCAGGTGTTCCATTCCTTTTCCCAATTGAATTTTAAGGAGGCAGGGCAAACGACCAACGCCGGGTAAGCTGCCAACTTCTGAATAGTCGCTATTGCCTGGACCGTCTTTCCTAACCCCATCTCGTCAGCTATAAAAACTCTTTCGTTCTTCACAGCGTAAGCTACCCCGGCTTTCTGGAAAGGATAGAGTTCGAGAGCCAGCCCGGGGACTTCTATTTCCGCGTCGCTGGCCGCCGACGCTTCAAGATTGCTCTCGAACTCCTCCATTTCCTCTTGCATAGCGATATAAACGTCTTCTGAAACATCGAAGCCATAATTTTGAACGAACTTCGATATCCCTTCTAAATTTTCGGCCAGCTTAGGAATAGGGACACGCCAAACCTTCTTTTGGCCGTCCCACTTCCGCCCGGGCAATTGCTTGATGGCATCTACCAGCATCGGGTCATAGGGGAAAGAGAACACAAACTCATGCCCCTCTATTTCGACAATCTTCTTCTTTATTGCTGTTTGTGTAGAAATGGCTTTCTTTTCGGAGGGCTTTTCTTGGGCCGGGATTTGACTAAAGTCGATACCGCCTTCTGATAATTGACTCCGATATTTTTTGAGCATTTTGTATGCGATGTATCGCATCTTTGGAGACCAGTTCTCATATGGTTTTTGAGCAAGTATATGCCCCATATAAGCGTCTCCTCCGTTGAATCCCTGGTGGTCTTTCGACGTTGCTCCGTCGCATCTTGCCGCCAGGAAGTCAATTGCTTCTTTCAAAAGGCGGTTCTCTGCCATTCAATACCCTCCTCTCGTCTTTCTCTAATACTAAACTACCATATATTTCTGGTTTTGTCAAGAGGTATATTTAGAATTTTTGAATATTGACCTCTTTTCTTTTGCCCATCTTTTATAGGTCTCAATAAAGGTTTCAGACCCCAAAATGGGCGCGTCGGGGTCGAATTTCCGGGGAATAGTCACCGATCTTATAACCTCCCCTTCTTTAGTACACATAAGCCAAAGGGTCTTTGACTTGTTTTGAAGGCAAAAAGACTTTACGTCCAGGGGAAAGACGAAATAGTTCCTTACCCGCCATTCCTCCCCCATATATCGAACTATATCGTTCAGATCCTTTTGCCATACTTCAGTGACCGTCATGTTTTCTATCACTCTTCACTCTCTCTTTCTAGTCTTCAGTTTTTCCTATCTTCATTATTAGAAGATAGTCTTGTTTTTCCTTGAACATCATTTTGCCGATATGCCTAAGCTCTTCCTGGATATCTTCCGGAACCTGTATATCCTCATCTTCTATCTTCATCCAAAGCTTTCCAATATCGACAAATATAACCATTGTCCCCTCAATAGGCATCATATGTTGCATTGTTTTGTCAGACTTTGCCATTGCATTGACCTCGAAGAAGTCTACCAGTTTACTTGACAACTGGTTTGAATATAACGCAAGACCCTTGAATTCCTGATCGTATCTTAAGCCGCCAGGAGATACAGGTTGTTTTTGATAGACTTTGATTTCCTGATAATCTGTCCCCTCAATTTCTTCGATCACAACGATGTATGAATCTGTTAGAGGTTCATAATCTTTGATTTGCTTGTGGCTTAGTTGAGTTACTTTGCCCCGTTTACTAATTTCCAAGACTCTTGAGTAATGCTCTGGGGTATTATATAGGTTCCTTCGGACCATGTTTTTGTGATCGTCCCAATCCCGGACGCTTTCTCCATACAAAACAAAGCTTCCATCGTCCTCTATTAAGTAACTAAGTTTATTCCGGAAGAAGTCCAAGACTTTCTTCCATGCAACATCACTCAATTCTATGAATCTACCCATGCTCTAACCTCCTCTCTCAAGAGAGTTTAATTCCTCTCTAATCTTTTCTATAGCCTTTTCGGCTTCCTCTTCAGAGGACACCATATCAATTGCTCTTGACTCACCGGTATCTAATCTGGCAAAGATTCCCCATAGTTCGTTTCTGTCCTCTGGGGATTCATTTTTCGTTCTTTCCATATAGATTTCATTGATCTTTGAGGTCCTGATCGCCCCGTCTGGGGTTTTTATAAACACGTTTACTCCTCCTCTCCTAAGATTGCTTCGGTGTTAATCCCGAACATTTCGTATAGCCAAAGCGTTATGGCCCAACAACGCTCATCGTCTGGTTGCTTGGCTATTGCCCTTTCGATTATAGCTTTGTTCTTCTCTTTCCAAGCGATGGGAATAACCTGATATAAATTATCCAGGTCTTGGCCATCTTCTGGAACGGCATACCTCATCGCCTGGAAACCCTCAAGGTTGGACAACATACCCTCTCTGATATTTGAGAACAAGTTTATAAGAGAAGGCAAAGCGTTCATTATTATTCCCCTAGCATAGAAAGTCTCTGGTATAGTCATTCCTCCTCTTGTTCGGCCCAATCAACGGACCAGACTTCACGATCGTTTTGTGCATCATCGGCAATAACCCATAGACTATAAGTATCCAAAGGTCCTGTAATAACAAGCCTATAGACTGCTTCTGCTTCATTCCCTATGGTTTCTTCATCGTACCTGTAGTCGTATACAACGATAAGTCCATCATCTACCATCTGATCTATTCGATCATGTAAGACTTTATCCCCAGCTCTGAGATAGTTGAATCCAAAGCCCTCTAGTGCCGAATAAGCCTTCTGTCTGGAATCCTTGTCTGTACTCTCTAGTGCAAGTCTATGAACTGTCTTTAGCAAGAAATAATTTATTGCCTCTATTTTTGTCATCGTTATTCCTCCTCTCCTTCTTTGTCTTCTATCACTCTTGAGAATGCGTATTTAGAGATTTGTATGTGGATAGGGTCAATAAGCAGGGATTCTATTTCTAATTCCCCTATATAAACCCCAGGCTGCAAATACTCCATAGCTTCTGCTTCTGTAAAGAATATGCCATGTAAGCGATCATCATCACTAAAAACACCGTCGGGTTGCTCTTCAATCACGAAATATAGCTTTGTTATGCCTTCCTTAGTTCTTTCTTCCATCTTTACCCCTCCTCATAGAGAATTTTGTCCGACCATTCATCAAACTCCTGGTCGGTTTTGATGCCTAGGTTTTCCTTTAGTTCTGTTATATCTACCGGGTCTTGCCCTACGGTAGATTGTATAGGAGCATTACTTGCCCCTATGGATTCTAAGTGTTTTATCATTTTCCATCGGCGGGTAGGAATCCCACCGTATACGATATACTCGTTCATATAGTTGCTTAACCTTCTCATCATCAACCTACCCTTTCAAGAAGGTTCTTCCGGCTTCAAAGCTGTAGTATGAACCTTCCCCGATTATCACGTGGTCAATCAGCTTTATTCCAAGCACTTTCCCAGCCTCTCTCATTTGTTCGGTGATGTTATGGTCCTCTTCGCTTGGAGAGGGGTCGCCGGACGGGTGATTATGGACCAGGATTATGCCTGATGCGTTTGCCAATATCGCTGGTCTAAATACCTCTCTGGCGTGAAGCAGAGAAGCATTTACAAGTCCTCTGGAGACGTTAGTTATCCCGGCAACGTTTAACTTAACGTCTAGGGCAAATACAAGGACGTTCTCCTGTGCTTCGCCTTCCAAGATTTCAGACGCTATGTTATACACAACCTCTGGTTCGTCAGCCTTACGGAAATACTCGTAAGACTCTTCACGAACCATCTTCCAGTTAATCCTTGTTGCCACCATCTTATCAACCTCCTCTCTCTCAACTAACATATTATTTGCCCTTTGTCAAATGGCTGATTGTGTTTTTTCTTTGATACACAATCCCGCACTTAGGACATATTGCCCTGATCGGCCTCAAGGCTCCATGAACGAATTCGTAGTATGTTTGGAGCCTTGAATTGCATATAGGGCATCTGTAAATTTCAGTCATACAACCACCTTCTTTAACAAGGCTCATAGAGGGGGACGTGTAAACGTCCCCTACCATCAACCTTGTTCGCCCCTCCTATTCGTGAGGCTCCACAAGGCTCTTCGCCTTGTGTACGGCCTCGTAATAGTTTTCGTACTGACCCACAGGGTCCAGATCGCTGCTGCTATCACAGCAGAACTCGACCTGGAATTTGCCGGCCTCAGGGATATACTTTATCCCTGCCCAGCAATCTTCCCCGTCGTAATGATCGACGTATCCATCTAATACGCCGTCACCAGTTTCTGGTGCTAAGGCTATGACTGGTTTTCCGGCAAAGTCCTGAATCACTTCGCCGATTGTGTCCGGTTCCCCCCAGCCAAGGTAGTCACCGGATTCAGCGTTTACTATAACTATCATTTGCTATTCTCCTTTTATGGTTTTTGGAAGCGGGTTACTGCAATTATTTGTCCTGCTTCATTTCTTATGGCCGTAGGCCCTGTATCAGGGCTTACAACATCTTCTCTCTCTGGGACTCTTGAGGCCACAAGAGATGAGGTAATGTAAATATGATTACCTGTCTTTTGTGGTAGTCCTGTAATTTCCCCATATTCAGTTTTCACTACGGGGATTCCATTCGCATAACCCAATTCCCTTTGTTTAACTTCATATCTTGCGATATTGCCAGATGGTTTTATTCTTACCTCGTTGTCGTTAACCCTTACCACAATTTCATGCGGGGTAAGGTTAACAAATTCAAACTGTAGTTCGTCCATATATCTACCTCCTCAGAGTTTATAATCACACTTTTTGCATTAGAGATTGAAAGCGTGACGGTATGTGGCTTCTGGTTAGCAGTTTTCTTTCGTAACTCTCTTTCCTTTAATCTCTGTACTCCATGTGAGTCTCTCTTCTGCTAACTTTACTAAGTAGTAGTTGTCATAGAGCTTGTTTGCCTTATGGACAAGTTTTTGTCCTTTGTAGAAGCGGACCTCACGGACCACTTCATTATCGTAATCATGCCTTGTCCATTCTGTGTCGTATTCGAATGTTTCGGCCCCTAAGAATTTTGCCACGTCCATTTCAAGTTCGGCTGCAAGTTTTTCTAGGGCTTCGGTAGAGGTATCTTCGATCTCTGCGAAGCCGTAATCTCCACAGGCAAGGTCCCATGCTTTTCTGGTCAGCATGGAAGCCAATTTGGAACACTTTTTGAGCATCATTAGCATCCCTCCTTCAAGGTGTATAATCACACTTTTTTCTAAGCCCTTGCTAAGGGGTCCCGGCGGGGGGGTAGTACCGGGACCATAAAGCAAAGGTTCAGAGTTTTTCGCTTTGCTATTCCTCCAATGTTTCCTCAATAGCCTGGCGTGCTTTTTCAAGAGGCTTAATTGCGTCCTCTAAACATTCCTTAATGTCATAACCATCTGTAAGACCCATTGAACTGTTAATCACGTCCTGTGCCTCTTTGATAAAATTCACTGCATCTCTTAAAGTCATTTATTCACACTCTCCTCCAATCCGGGTGTATAGGTTCTGGTTTGTACTTTCTCCATCGGTCACACTTACTTATGCTAAGTGCACTTTTCTTATGAACCATGCAGATACCGACGTTTAGAATATCAGGTCGGGCTCGTCTGATTGGTTCATATTTGCCGCCTTGCTTCGCCTTCCAGGCGTTGCAGGTTAAGCAGATTTTCCTATCGGTCATTGTCCTTTACCTCGTCCAAATATGTGTTCAGTTTGTCAACCAGTTCTTCATAGAAAGCATCGAAGGTCTTGACCTTCTTTGCTATTTCTCTAAGGTCCTCAATCTCAATTTCCTCATCTCTTTCGTCTATAACCGGGACCGGATAGTAATACTTTCTGGTTTCATCCCGCCTTCTGTCATACTCTGTGCTCTCTGTGTATAGTTCTATATGTCCCCCGGACCTTCCGGTCTGGAAAATCTTCAGGGGACGGTTTTCTTTCTCGAATTTACTTACTAAATGCTCGAAGTACGCGAAAACTTCATCGAAATACTTATAAGCCTTGTCACGGTTCCTGGCTTTGATTACGTCCCGAACCCTTACGTCATGGGCATATGCTTGCGGCGTATTAAAATCGCCGTGTTTCTTATGTTCTATGAGGAATTCAAACATTGAATCCCTCTTCCTCAAATCAACGTCCATAAGCATATCAGGCATGTTCTTTCCTCCTCTCTTTATCTACCCTCTATTATGTTAAAGAGGGTTACAATTAACTCTTGGCCAAATTTCTTACCTTCGATGGTCCCGGTCCAGAACGGTTTGCTGTCTATAGTAATGCTTGCGTTTACACCGTTCTCAGCTCCTCTTGTTTGTATGTCTATGGTCCTTCCTTTCCAATCTAGGAATCCGATATCATAATTTCCAATATGCCGGTAATCCTCGTCAAGTTCTTCTTTATCTTTGAGAAGTGCATAATCATATTCTTTGAGTTTTGTTTGTCGCCCGATAACTGCATCGGGTGAAACATGGACACCAACATAGTAACTAGCATCGTGATAATCTGCTTCGCTTATAGTTTCTTGTCGGTTCCATTGGTTTGCTATCTCCTCGATTCTCTTCTGTAGTTCTAGGTATTCTTCTGAATACCTTATCCTTCCAGTATTTGCCCTACTGTTAATTATCAGTTCTGAATAGGGCATCTTGTTTATGGTGATTCTAATAGACCTACTCAAAGAGGTTTTCTTTGACGTTACCCCGACCGTTACCCCTTCGAGGCTGTTGTTTATTTCTTCTTTGATAAGCCTAGCAATTTCTGTAATACTTGCTGGTCTTTCTTTATACCGTGTTCCCTCGAATACGGCCACGTTATCCCCTCCTCAGAGCCCCGTTGAAGGACTCTTCCAGTTCCCGGACCTTTTCTTTTGCTTCTTTCCGACTAAAAGCCAGGACTTTGCCTTTGTCGGCTTTTATGATAGCGTTCTCAGGTTTCGGACCGCCAAATCTAAGTGGTATCCAGTTCCCATCATTATCTATTGCTAGGTAGTCCCAGCGGCCCCTTCCATCGCCGCCGTTATACACGAATTTCTCAAGCTTTCCTTTGTCGTTTAACTTTTTCCAATCCATGTTCTATCCCTCCTCTCAAACCTGTATATCATCAGGTTCTATGTCGGACCTATGTATCACGTAGTAGTCACCATCGCCGGTTTTATTGCATATAAGGCCGACCTTTGATAACTCTTTGTAGACTGCATCTATATTGTCTGTTTTGTTCCACAATCGCCCTATGTCGCCAACTGGTTTGTTTGTTATATAGTTATACACAGGGATAAAGCCTTGTTCTTTACAGATCGGTAATGCCATATCAACTATGTTCTTTGCGTTATAATCCATTGTTCTAACCCCCTTTCAGTAGGTCCCGGCGTTACCACCGGGACCGTTCTAATCTCTTTCCATATCTAATATCTCAGGTTCATCAATGCCGTGCATACGGCATATGAACCCGAAGTAATCTCCTGCATCGCTTGTGCTCATAGCGTTGACAAGTTCTTCAAGAAGCGTTTCAGGTTCAAAGTATTGGAGCATAGTATCCAACATGTCATTTCGGCCCATTCTCTTAACCCCCCCTTATAGGCCCCGGCGTTATGCCGGGACCGTTCTATCTTTCGAGAGTGACACTGTTACTCTCGAAGGTATGTTCTTCCCCTCGATAGCTTACGTACCAGTCAAAGTTTTTCTGGTAGACCGTATATCCAAGCCCATACTCTTTACTAGCTTGGTTCATACGGTTCTTTGTGGTACTGGTTCGCCACCCACCAGCGTTTAGAATTATCTTCTTATCGCTATACCTTACAATCGGTGTACTGTATAGGACCACTACAGTTTCACCGTTCAAATATGTTACGGTAGTGGCTTTCTTTCTCTTTAATGCGACCATTGTTCTAACCTCCTTTGTAGGCCCCGGCGTTATGCCGGGACCGTGCTCAGACCGTATACGTGTACGGTCTGTTTATGTTTGTGTTCCAGAAGTTCAGATCAATGTTTGGCAGGTATGGCGACGTAAGTCGCCACCCAATGTATACCAGTGCTGTGTTCTGTTTTAGTATTCTCTCTCTGATTTCTTTTGCTTTGCTGTATGTTTCTTTCAACCTTTTGTTCATGTTATCCCTCCTCAAAGGCCCCGGCGTTATGCCGGGACCGTCCTATACGTCGTTGCAGTATTTATCAAGATTCTCTTCGTTCATCACCAGAAGATCGCCACACTCGTTCCAGACGAGATAATATCCCTCTGGCAGATTAGCTTGAAGTTCTCCCTCATCAAACTCGAACCCGTCAAGGTTCGGTCTCTTCAGAGGTTTCCTGCCGATCAATTCCCTAATCATGTTCTGTCTTTCGAGGATTGACCGGTTGTTATCAACAAGGACTCCAAACCCGCCGTTCTTGTCGACCTCATCAATCAAAACCTTAATCTTTCTCTTCATTTTTTGACCTCCCTTATTTAGTTGTCTCTTCCCTTGCTCAATACTCAACTATCATATTTCATAGTGCTTTGTCAAGTGGTAGTTATGTAACAGTTTAATGAACGTGGTGACTATCGGTGTTCTGGAATAAAAACCTGAATCGGTGTTCTTTGTGTGTTCTATAGACGGCTGACTTGGTTGTGTTCTATCTCGTTGCTTCAATACACAACTAACATGGTATTGAAGACTTGTCAAGTTACGGGTTGGTAACGTGTTTGTGTTCTATCAATGAACCATATCCCACGTAAATAGATGATAGAATTTTTCGCGCGTGGGAGAGACTACCCGGTCCGATTGGTCAAACACCGATCGAACAACCCATGACGCAACAAAAAATGGTACGAACGTACCACCGGGTAACGATATATA